GGTCTTCCTTTCTTCTTGCTGAACAGTGACGACTCACCATATCGTCGCGTAACAGCGCAGTACCGTAAGCAACAGATTGACCAGAGCCGTGAGCCTGGTGAGCAGACGCTTACTGGTTGGTGGCTACGTTCTCAATCCTCATTCCACTATGGACAAGGTATCAAGTTCTTTGAACCTATCCAGGATGAGTCGCTACGCTTCCAGTACACAGAGTCTAAAGGCATCAACGTCTGGACTAAGGGACAAGCAACGCTGCTTAACTCTAGCGAAAGCCAGCACACAGTCACTGGTGGTATTCAAACCAATGGTCGTCCGTGGCAGTATGCCCGTTCTATCCAATGGGACAAGAGCAGTATTACCTATAACGGTGTGCTTCTATCTGATGAGTACGATGTAGATAAAGTCTTCCCAAAGATCACTGTATCTATTACTAACAAGGCCCTTACTACAAATGTAGCAACGCTAACAACTAGCGCTGCACACGGCCTATGTATCGGTATGCAGATTGTTATTACTGGTGTGGATGCAACCTTTAACGGTGAGTACCGCATTACATCTGTACCTACCACTACAACCTTTACTTATGCTAAGACTGCCAGCAACGTAGCATCTACTGCGGTAAGCCCAGTAGGTACTGGCGTAGCTGAGGTTATCCACTTCATTGACTATAACTCTGGCACAGACTATCCAGTATTTGCTATCTGTGATGATGGTGTCTACGCCTATTGGATTACCAACGTACTTAACGCTGGAACTCCAAGACTGCGAGTATACAAGAAGTTACTTACTGATGACGCTTCTGTATCGCCTACTTTAATGATTACTGAAAACAGCATTACTGTAGCCAACGCTGTAATGGAATACACCAAAGAGCGTATCGTAATGTGTGTCAACGATAACATCTATGAAATATCATCTAGCGCTACCACCTTACCTTCTGCGGTCTATTCACACAACGATCCAGACCACATCTTTACTAGCATCACATCTAGTGGTGCTGCTATCTACGTTGCAGGCTACTCAGGTATCCAGTCAAACATCTACAAGTTTACCTTGTCTACTGCAGGTGCTATGCCTACGCTGACAAGTGCTATCACTGCAGCAGAACTACCAGTAGGTGAGAAGGTCTTTAAGATCTCGTACTACCTAGGCAATATGGCTATCGGTACCTCTGAAGGTATGCGTATGGCTGATGCAAGTCAGTTAGATGGTTCTATTACCTATGGCGCTTTAATCTTTGAATCAACTCAGCCAGTCTATGACTTTGCTTTCCGTGATAGATACATCTGGGCAGCATCTGGTGTTGATGGTCAGGTAGGACTTACTCGTGTAGATATGGGACAACCATTAGGTAACCTACAGTTCCCTTATGCCTGGGACTTGTATGACCCAGCAGATACATTGGCTCACTACACAACAGCCTGTGCTTTCCTCGGCGATACCTACCGCCTTGCATTCTGCAACGCTGGCAATGGTTCTGACGGAACTATCTATATCCAATCAGCATCTACTCTGTTGGCAGAGGGAACCTTGCGTACAGGCTATGTACGCTACAACACACTAGAACTGAAGATCTTTAAGTTGATGCAGGCTCGTGTAGATACCACTAACGGTGGACTACTGATTGACTCTATTGACTATGCAGATAACTTCTATCGCATCGGTACCTTTGCTCAGGAATCAACTGTGCCAGAGGTTAACATCAACTATCCACAGGCATCGCAAGAGTACCTTGGCTTCCAGTTCACACTGACCCGTTCATCTACTGATGTAAGTAAGGGACCATTGTTTACTGGTTATCAGATTAAGGCACTGCCTGCTATCCCACGTCAGAGACTTATCCAGTATCCATTGTCTTGCTTTGACCACGAATCAGATCACTTCGGCGTAGAGGTTGGCTATGAAGGTTCAGCATACGTTCGTATGAGCCAACTAGAAAACATTGAAAACGTTGGTGACACTATCCGTGTTGAAGACTTTAGAACTGGTGAGTCCTACATCGGACTTATCGAAGAGCTTGATTTCAGAAACGCTACCCCTTCAGATAAGCGATTCTCCGGCTACGGTGGAACGCTCTTAGTAACCATTAGGACGGTCTAATGCAGGCACAAGACTACGCAACGATAGCTGTTGCAGTATGCACAATCATCGGTGGTTTTGCTACTGGCGTTCGCTGGTTAGTTAAGCACTACCTTAATGAACTCAAGCCTAATGGTGGTTCATCATTAAAGGATTCAGTACAAAGATTAGAAGATCGCATAGATGACCTGTACCGATTGGTTGCAGAGAAATGAGTAATGATGAAACCTGTTGCAAAGAAAGCCACGCCTGCCGCTATTGCTGTCCTTCGACAAGCCACAGCGATAGCGCCTTTACGCAAGAAAGTATCCGATGGATTACTACCGAGCAAGGCACACATCAATCAGAATCCCAACAGTGACCACAACACAGGTCTTGCAGTTGATCTAACTCACGACAAGTTAGGTGGCATTGACTGCGATGAAATCTTCCAGAAGTTAAAGGAAGATAAGCGCGTTAACTACTTAATCTTTAAGGGCAAGATCTGGTCAGCAGAACGAGCCAGTGAGGGTGACCGTGAATATACTGGTAGCAACCCACACAATAAGCATTTACATATCTCCATCAATGGAAGTATGGGTAATGATACAAGTCCCTGGTTCTGGTGGATGAACCAACCAAAGATTGTTAATCAACTCAGAGCAAAAGCAATTCCTAAAGCAGTTAAGAAGTTGCCAAAGGAAGAAGTTTGTACCTGTTGCAAGTTGCACGGTGCAAAGTCCTAATCCCCATAGGAGGAAACAATGAACACAGAAACAATGAAAGCAATCGCAGTTACATACTTGCGTGCAGGAGTGGCATCAGTGCTGGCCTTGTATCTTGCAGGTGTGACAGACCCAAAGGCTCTGCTTATGGCAGGAGTCGCAGCAGTTGCAGGTCCATTGCTAAAGGCAATCGACCCATCAGCTACAGAGTTTGGTCGCGGATCTAAGTAAGAAGTAACTGCGAGGCGAAGAGGCTCACCCCGAAAGGGGTGGGCTTCTTTTTTTGTCCCGTTTTATTCTGCATCAGCAGGACAAGGAACAGTCACTAGGTTCCCACAATTTACACAGGTTCCATCAAGGAACCACCAGACCAGTTCATTGTCCTCAAAGGCGCACATCACATTAAAGACCTGCGACCCACACGTACACACGTGGATAGGTCCTAAACCCCGCAGATCGGCCCCGTAAGGCTCAGGAAGGGTATGTTTAGACCAGAGTTTAGGCAGGGTGAGTAGACGGAACCACATAGACGGACGGCTAGGAGCTTCGCTCCCGATTACAGTAATTCGCCTCACGGCTCATATGGTAGCCATAATGGGTGTCGCTAATGCGACGACACGCCGTTAGGTGTAGCCTAGCCCAATGACCACAATCGTTGGAGTAGAAGGAATTGACTACGCTGTTCTAGTAGCTGATAGTCAGATCACCGAAGATAACCTCATCACTATTGCTACTTCCACGCCAAAGATTGTTGAGGTGGGTAAGTATCTCATTGGAGTCTCAGGGGACACGCGACCAGGAGACATCCTTGCCTACAACTGGAAGCCACCTGCCTATCGAGGTGAGAACCCAGCGCAATTTATGGGACGCAAGATTATCCCAAGTATTATCACAGCATTTACCGACAACAACTACGACTACAACAAGGTGGACAAAGATGACGGCTTCGATTATCTCATTGCTTTTAACGGCAATATCTTTCGCATTGCTTGTGATCTCTCTTTTTTCCAAGCAAATCACGGAGCGTATGGCATTGGTTCTGGTGGTCAGCTTGCTCTCGGCTACCTGTATTCAGTTATCAAACCTGATGTTGACCTAGCCTATGCAAAGAGACACGCCCGTAAAGCTGTTGAGATAGCTTCGGTCCTTGACTCTAATACCAACAAGCCTTTACAGTTGGTAGTACAGGAAAGGATGTAACTATGGAGTTTAATACATACGATTATGTAGAGCCAGAGTTCAAAGGTGTTATTGCAACAGGTGAATACGCTGCACACTACTGGTTTGAGCAAGGTTGGAAAGCCTGTAGACTTGCATTCTTGTTGCACAAACAAGCAGAAGAAGCTGGTGTATGAAACACGTAGTAATGTTTTCAGGTGGCATCGGCTCTTGGGCTGCAGCAAAGATGGTTGCAGCCAAGCACGGCACTGAGGATCTTTACTTAGTTTTTACTGATGTTAAAGGTAATGCTGAGTCTTCACATATAGGAGAAGATGAAGATACTTATAGGTTCCTAGACGATGCAGTAAAGAATATCGGTGGGGCTTACATATACATAAATGAAGGCAAGGATATCTGGGAGGTATTTAAGGATAAAAAATTCCTTGGAAACTCACGATTAGCTCACTGTTCTTTTGAGTTAAAACAAAAGCCAGCAAGAAAATGGCTTAATGAAAACTGCGATCCAAACGAAACGATTGTGTATGTTGGTATTGACTGGACAGAAACACATCGTTTACCAGCCATAGTTAAGAACTACAAACCATATGTAGCTGTCGCTCCGTTGGCTGAACCTTTCTTTCATAAAGAAACCAAGATGTATTACGACAAGCACGAACTTATCGAATGGGCTGAGTCAGAGGGTTTGAAAACCCCACGTCTTTACAGCCTTGGCTTTAGTCACAACAACTGTGGAGGTGGTTGTGTCAGAGCTGGACAAGGACAGTTTAAGAAACTACTAGAAATTATGCCTGAACGTTTTGCTATGTGGGAAGCAAAGGAACAGGAAGTTATTAAACATATTGGCAAGGATGTATCTATACTTACAGATATGAAAGATGGCGTTAAAAGACCATTGCCACTGATAGAATTAAGACGTAGAGTAGAAGACCAACCCCAGTTAGTTGATGAATCAGATATCGGTGGATGTGGTTGCTTCTTTGAGGATGATGAAAGGGAAACGAATGACTGATGCAAAAGAATTACTACTGTCCGTACTGCATCAAAAGGATGCAAGTAAGTCACGATCAAAACAAAAGCAGGTAGGACCATCAGAGATTGGTGGTTGCCGTCGTAAAGTCTGGTACCGACTTAATGACCAGCCAGAAACCAATGAGAACCTGAGCAAACTTGCAGCTATTATGGGAACAGCAATTCACGCTGAGATTGAGAAGTCCATTGCTTCTGTAGATCCAACTGGGCAAAAGTATATGGTTGAAACAGAGGTTGAATACGGTGATATCAAAGCTCACGTAGACTTATTTGTTCCTGAAACTGGTGATGTTATTGATTGGAAAACTGTGAAGGTGAAGAACCTTGCATATTTCCCATCGACACAACAACGCTGGCAAGTACAGGTCTATGGATATCTGCTCTCTAAGAACGGGTATAAGGTCAATCGTGTTTCATTATGTGCTATTGCACGTGATGGTGATGAGCGGGATGTTAAAGTTCACACAGAAGATTACGACGAGTCAATGGCACTTGAAGCATTAAACTGGCTAGAGGCTGTTAAGGCTACTGAAACTGCGCCAGAGCCAGAAAAAGATGAATTCTTCTGTCAGAGTTATTGTCAATTCTATGACGCAAGTGGGCAGTTAGGATGCGTTGGTCTAAAAAAAGAACGTATCGCAACTGAAGAGGTTTTGATCCAGGACAAGGATGCCTCAACTAATGCGATGAAATACTTACAGTTAGACGAGAAGATCAAAGAGTTGACAAAAGAAAAAGACTCACTAAAGTCAGCCCTTGAAGGTATCGCTGGAGTTACAGATACAGGTATCCAGGTTCGATGGAACAAGGTAGCTGGAGTAACATCAGTAGACAAAGATGAAGTACTTGCTAAACTTGGCTTTGTACCAACTAAGCAGGGTGCAGAAACATTACGGTTAACAATCAAACAATCTGGAGGAAAGTAAATGGCTGCAAACGAAAACACAAAGTTCCAAGTGAACTTCAAGACAAGCAATGGAACGCTTATCAATCTTTACGCAACTGATGTAAAGGATCTAGAGACAGGTCTTACTGACCTATCAATGGTTGCAACTCTTATCAAAACCACCGATGCTGAACTCAATGGTGGTAAAGCACCAGCACCTACTGCTGAATCAGTAGCACAGCAGTTTAATGCAACACCTGTTGCTGCCCCTGCTGTTGTCGAAGGTCAGGCACCTAGTTGTAAGCACGGTGTGATGAGCTTCCGTACAGGTACTTCTGCTCGTGGCCCTTGGAAGGGCTGGATGTGTGCTGCGCCAAAGGGTGCAACAGATAAGTGCTCAACTATCTGGGCTTAGCAAATGCGGGAACCGCACGAGTTTGAGGTTCCTTTATGTGCTCAAGTAGGTGGCGATCTATTCTTTCCTGACCAGGAAAACGAAGGCAAGTTAGTTCGCATCAATATCGCAGCAGCAAAATCAATCTGTCGTAGCTGTCAACACATCACTGAGTGTGCAGAGTGGGGTATCCGCAAGGAACAACACGGCATCTGGGGAGGACTGACAGGTAACGAACGACGCAAGATTCGCAAACAACGAAACATAATCTTAGAACAGGATAAGAGTGCTTAAACTTTCCCGCGCTTGGAGTGGAGTGACTACCAAAGCCACGCCATTACCTGACGTGTGGAAAAGTTTAGTCAAGCAATCTATTAAGTTTCGTCGTGGTCAAGTATGTATGGTAGCTGCAGCACCTAACGCTGGTAAGTCAATGTTCGCATTGATCTATGCCATCAAAGCACAGGTGCCAACGCTGTTCTTCTCCGCCGATACAGACACAGCGACAGTAATGATTCGCGCTGCTGCACACCTATCGGGCCACAGTCAGTTATCTGTGGAACAGAACATAGAAAAGAGAGCTGATTATTATTCAGCACACTTGGCTAACACATCACATATTCAATGGGTCTTTGACTCCAGTCCGTCTCTTGATGATATTGAGATGGAGATAAAGGCATACTTTGAATTGTATGGGGTAGCACCTCAGTTGATTATCATAGATAACCTAATGAATGTATCTGCTGAGACAGACAATGAGTGGGCAGGGCTACGTGCAATTATGATGGAGTTGCACGATATGGCACGTAAGACAGAGGCTTGCGTCTTAGTACTCCATCACGTATCAGAACAATCAGAGTATGGTTCTCCTATGATGCCACCACCTAGACGAGCTATCCACGGAAAGGTAAGTCAATTACCAGCGTTGATACTCACACTAGGTTATGATCCAACACAGGGTCTATTGCGTATCGCATCAGTTAAGAACCGATTTGGTCCACACTTTGCTGATGCTTCTCAATGGGCATCACTGTTTGTAAACTTTGGTGCTTGTCAAATAGGAGATGATGATGCACAAGGTAGAGCATACCTTCGTGCCAATGGAGAGAGCAGCATCTATGGCTAACAAGAATGGTCGCAAAGGTTCTCAGTTTGAGACAGATGTAATGAAATGGTTACGCGGTGTCGGAGCTATGGCAGAACGTTTGACTAAGGCTGGGGCAAAAGATGAAGGTGATATGGTTGTTATCATATCTGGAGAAACCTACATCCTAGAACTCAAGAACAGGCAGACCCTTTCCCTGCCTGAATTCTGGAGAGAAGCACAAGTTGAGGCGCTTAACTACGCAAAGGCTCGGGGTCTTGGGGAAGTTCCTCTTTCCTATGTTGTAGTTAAGCGTCGCAACGCATCAATAGATCAAGCCTGGGTCATTCAAGACCTAGCCCAATGGATAAAGGAGAAAAAATAATGCCAGTACCAGAAGGTGAAATCACCACAACAGATATTCTAGTACCAGAAGAAGTAGTTGAAGAATACAATGAAGATGTTGCTGCATACGAGGCAACTATGGCAGATGCTTTAGAGAAGGCCAAGAATGATTTGCCAGAACTGTCATAAAGGCGGAGAAGAGAACACTCTCGCCCATTACAAGCGAGCTACTCATTGGCACGACAAGTGTGATGATAAGGGGTGTGTATGCCAGCACAAGACTGGTCCAGGGTACGTAAAGCGGGGCGGCACAAAGGTTCCGTTGATGCAAACTCAATCCCCGTAGGAGTAATCGTAACTCACTATGGCGGTGAGGTAAGAGAAGGTAAGTCAGCATCCGTTCGCTGTTGCATCCATAACGACAGTAGACGTAGTGCTGTAATAAATACCTATGACAATTTGTACTACTGCCACACCTGCGGTAAGGGTGGAAGCGCAGTAGATATCGTTATGGAAATAGAGAACTTGGAGTTCAAGGATGCCCTCAATCGTGCAATCGAAATCGTTGCTGGAAGCGGCCAATCATTACAGTCAGGCAATAAACGAAGAGGCTCTAAACTATCTCGAAGGACGTGGAATATCTGATGTAATCGCACATCAGTATTCGTTGGGTGTAGTAACAGATCCAATCAACGGCCACGAAATGCACACGGGCTGGCTTTCTATACCCTACATCACAGCTAATGGTCTATGCGTAGGCTTTAAGTTCAGACGATTAGATGAAGGCAAACCCAAGTATGGATCTCCATTGGGACAGAAGGCACACCTATACAACGTAGGTGACATCACCATTGACAGCTCTTACATTGCAGTATGTGAAGGTGAATTAGATACAGTCATCTTGTCTGGTCTAGTGGGCATACCAGCAGTAGGTGTACCTGGAGTTCAGGCTTGGAAGCCACACTTTGTCAAACTCTTTGCTGGCTATGACAACATCTTTGTTATCGGTGACAATGACATCAAGGAAGATGGTACTAACCCAGGTGCTGAGTTTTCTAAGCGTGTCGCACAAGAGGTTACAAATAGTACAATAGTAACATTACCCCCATCAATGGACATCAATGACTACTACTTAGCCAATGGTGTAGATGCAACTAGAGCTTTGCTACTAGGTGAGAAGGATGAGTAGAGACGAATGGCTACAAATGGTACAGATTTTGCAGCATATGGGCTTCCAGATCCTAGAGATCAATACGGAAACCGAGACACTCTTGATTCGACCTATACAGACAAGATAGATGCAGCCTTTATCGCAGATGTCTGGCGTATTATGGATCAAGCAGGCAATCTGCTGGTGCGTAAGCATCACGACTACGGTCCAAAGAACATTGCTCACTCACCAGGTGGACCACTTAATGGTCTGCGTGTACGTATGTGGGACAAGATAGCTCGCATCAATAACCTTCTTGACTCTGGCGTTAAGCCAAGCAACGAGTCCTTGCGTGACTCTTTCTTAGATCTACTGAACTACTCAGCTATTGCAATGATGGTACTCGATGGTGTGTGGCCTGAAGTAGAGGACAATGACTGAGTTACATAAGTCTATCTACGACATAGCACCTAGCGTTGCAAGTGCAATAGCAAGGCGCTTTCGTGGCTACGTAGAACGAGATGATGTCCTGCAAGAATGTCTTGCTTGGGCATTAACACGTGGTAGACAGTTCGATGAGATGCTTAATGAACCCAACCCAGTCCAGCGTGTCATCAATGAGAAGCGTATTGCTTGGCAGATGAAGCGTACTGCTGAACGTTATGCTCGCAAGGAGAAGGCGGCTAAGTCTGGTTATCGCACAGGTGATGAAGCCTTCTACGATACAGCTATGATCGCACAGGTCTTGCCTCACGTGATTGCATCCATTGTAGATAACACAGTCTTAGAACAAGCACAAAACATCATCAACGATGGTTCACCTAAGAAGCCTAGCGTTCCAGCAGAAGGTGGCAACCTGCTTGCTACCTTGATTGATGTCAAGCGTTCTTATCTTAAGTTAGAAGTAGAGGACCAGACCATACTTCGCTTGCGCTACCACGAGGGACAGACCTTGCAACAGGTGGCAAACGTCTTAGAGTGTGCAGTATCTACCGCAGATCGTAGATGCACCAGCGCATTGCGTAAGGTGCAGAACGGTTTGGGTGGTGACAACCCGTGGCAATGAAAGAGATTGATCTATTCTTATTCCTGTTGGATAACAAGTACCCAGACCTACAAAAGTCAGAGGGCATCTACGACTCCTTCGATTGCATTAGTCGTGACTCGAACGCATACATAGAGTTGAAGTGTCGCAACACCCACTATCCCACGCTACTGATTGAAGAGTTCAAGTATCGAAAACTTATCACTCAGGCAGCAGAGCGAGATCTCACCCCCTTCTACATTAACTCGACTCCAGAAGGGGTCTTTTCTTTTGACCTAATGGAAGTGGCAGAGCCAGAGTGGTTTAGTCATTGGATGCCAGCGACAACTGAGTTCTCACGTTCTAACAAGGTCAGCAAGTTAGTAGGTTATCTACCTATCGAGGAAGCGGTGAAGCTCTGATGCAGTATGACTATCGTTGCACAGAATGCAATGGCGAATTAACTATTGAACGATCTATCCACGAGGACCCACGTGAACCTTCTTGCTTTGATTGCCACGTCCCAATGATACGCAAGTGGGACTCGCCAGCTATCACCTTCAAGGGTAAAGGATTTTACTCTACTGGTGGATAGTGCTATGCTTTATGTACCTCGGCAGCAAATTGCTGAGAGTGCTAGCAAGAAGCCCCCGCCAGTTATGGCGAGGGCTTTTTGTTTGCTGAAGGAAAAGGGTTCAGAAACCTTCAGCCACATCTACTATGCCTTGCACGATCCACTCTACCACAGGTACTGCAACTGCATTACCTATCTGGCGATAGCGCGTTGAGTCAGCCGCACCTTCAGTCCAGTTATCAGGAAAGCCCTGCAATCTTTCGCACTCAATAGGTGTAAGCCTTCTTACTGGTGTCTGTTCATTGATAACATAAGGAACACGAGCACCACCTGTTCCCCAGTATGTAGCTACTGTCGGAGAATACTTCTCATACAGGCGAGTATCATCTACTCGCGTAGCCTCAAAGATCAAGACTGTTGCTCTCACTTCTGCGGTGTTATCAAAAGCGTTCAATGTAGGACACACTCCACCCTCAATCCAGGTTTCGTGATCCTCATTGTGTTGTGCTCTCCTGCTCTTGACGTACCACATTCTCAAATGCTTTCTGTAATTGATCTGGTAACAGCTTGCCGTTCCTGTTGCTCCTGCGGAGTACTCCCTCTGCGGCCTTGACTGTTAAATAGTATTTCTGCTGGACTGGTTGAGTCTGAACCACGTCTGCCAACGATGAAGACACGCTTCCTTCGCTGGGGTACTCCAAAGTATTGAGCATCAAGCACACGCCACCCGAGAGAATACCCGAGGTCGGCCATCGTCCCGATGACGACTCCAAAATCTTTTCCATCGTTACTGGATAACAAACCAGGGACGTTTTCGATGATGAAGTATTCTGTTTGCGTTTCTTCCACAAGTCTTGCAATCTCCCAGAATAACCCGCTTCGTGCGCCAGCAAGACCAGCACGTTTGCCAGCAACGCTGAGGTCTTGACAGGGAAATCCTCCTGTAATAATTCCTTTGCTTGGTGTAAATCCTGCATTGATTAAGTCCTCACCCTTCACTTCTGTAACGTCAGTAAATTGCTTCGCATTGGGGAAGTGCTGAGCCAGCACCTCGTTGCACTTCTTATCTATCTCTACGCTAGCTACAACCTTTACTCCTTGTCGCTGCATAGCAAGATCAAACCCACCCACTCCTGCAAAGAGTGAGACACCCGTCAGCACTTAGTACCACCCTCGTCTGTCTGAGTGTCCAAGAGCGCGACACGCACTCCCTCGATAGCGGTGACCAAGGTATCGTAAACCGTGAAGGATTTGTAGTTCAGGCTCTCCACTACGTTCTCTAAGGAGTTGAGCAATTCCAAAAGCTGAGCTTCTTGGTTTGCCCTCAGAGTCTCTTGGGCGAGCAAGGTGGTCGAACCTGGACTCACGGGTCCATAGGGTGACGAGACACTCTCTCTCTTGCCTATTGTATCCGAGTGCTCGTGAGTAACTAATTGCAAGTGCCTTGTTCTCACGCTTTTCCTCCATCGTTGCCTTCGTTCGTTCCTTCATTACTGGTACGTGCAAGGTCGTCTGCACCTGTGGCTCGTGTGTGAACGCCCATAGAAAGAACAGTAGAGCCGTCAATGCTAATCCAATTTTTCCCTTGTTTCTCATCTGCTATCTTCTCCATTTCGAGCAACTGCTTATAGGTATCAGGGTATAGATGAGCAAGGCGTACTAGCGCACGATCTCTCGCCCTTCTGTAATTACGATCACGTATAGTCTTACGTGCTGCCGTAGCCATACGTCTTTGTGCATCATCAATCATTGAGCTTATCCTCCCATACAATCAAAGCATAGGCAATTAGCATTACTATTACTATCCCAATCCACAGGTTCATAGGCTCGCAGCCCTTACAATTTCGCTGATGTCTAAGGTCTGACCCACCAGGTGAGCGTCCTCATCATCACTATCCCAAGCACTTACCAATAGACGGCTACCTGTTGGAGAGTTAGCAAGCCATTGGATAGCCTGCTCAGCATTAGCTCCGCCCCACGTGTTTTCTCCGTCAGGTTCTACTACCTCGTAGAATAGGATCAGCTCAGACTTCTTTGGGTGTATCGTGTATAGGTTGGGATAGTGCGCCTTAGTAATAAACCCTCTATTCATCACCCTTCCCCTCTCCTTCTGCTTGTTCCTTTGCTACATCATTAACTGTTTTCTCAGGCTTATCCGAGGACAGGCTGATCTTAGACAGGGCTTCGCCTAACGCGGTGCGCCAGTTCGTTGCCTCTCCCGCAGCTAATAGAGTGGGTTCATCTCCACTAAAGTCAAACAGTTCTACCTTGTTCCACTTTTGTCCCGCTTGTATTACTACTGTGATAACGTGCGTTGCTGTATCTTCACTCATTTATTATTCCTATTCTGTGTAGTGTTTTGACCATACGTTCTACGTTCTTTATTGCCTCACCGATCTCACCGCGTTCCATTTGTTGCACGGCTACCTTCTGGAGTAACTCTACCTTAGCCACAAGGTATTCTATAGGAGGCTCACCCATACGTAAACTCTCCCTTTCCTTCTCTGTGCAACTGGGGCAACAATAGCTCATTTCTTACCCTCCACTTCACACTCATCACACTCTTTACATAGCCCACAATCCTCACAGGTAAAGTTATACTGCTCGCAAACCTCACAGTATGGCAACGCATAAGGCGCACTCATACCTCACCCTCTCCTTCGCTCTCGTTTTCATACCACTCACCGCAAAAGTCACATTGGACTAGATCGTTATTCATCACTCACCCTCTCCTTCGCACTTATGAACTACGTTATCTGGATAGTCGTAGATACTCTTTATTACATAGCCGTAATGCTTACCGCAATTAAGGCACTCACCTGTCCGAACTATCATTCACCCTCTCCTTCTATTGGTAGTACGCGACCCTTAAAGTCGCTGCTGATTATCTTGATTACATCTGAACCCGTAGACAGTTTCTCCCAATCCCAATGTCGGGGATCTCCGTCATAGGTATCTATCTCTAGTGCCACTATCCACTTATCTTTCATACCGCTACCTCCTTTATCCTTTTAAGAAACTCAGAATAGGTTTCTTTTACATAGTACTCGCAACTCTTTTTGTGTTGGTCGTACCTGTATTGGTCGCACACCACACAGTTATTGTTAATGTCATAGCACATCTAGTTCTACCTCCTCATCATCTAGTATCAAGGTGACAGTTATGTCATTGATGATCGACTCATTTATCTTGCCGATCTCGTCCTCTATGTTGCTCATACCCTTAACCGCAGCTCGGCCATAGGCCTCATCACTTAGGTTTCCCGTGGTGTCGTCAAGCTCTAGGCATACATTGGTGGTGATTGTCAGGTAATCGGTTACGAAAGTAACGCGGTAGTCGTAGTTCATAGCCCCTCATCCTCGCATAACTGCTCGTGCGCCTCTAGCACGAGGTCAGGTACATCATTACTATCAATGAAATCATCACCCTTAAACCACTCTGTGTGAGTGCCGTACTCTCCTACATAAGTGCGTACTAGGTACTCACCTAGTTGCCACTCATACTTAGTTTCCGTGATCTCCATACTCATTACGCTACCTCTCTCTCGTGTGTGCAACAGGTATTACAGTTACCGCAATCTCCGCAGCGGTTATCACGGCTTGATAGATCGTAAGAGTTAGCGCACTTATCGCACTCTCCCTCTTGCTCATCTAGTAGTTGCCTTACCTGATCGCAGATCTCATCAGACCCGCAGCTTTGCCAATACTCTGCTCTCTCTGCCTCTTTAACCGCCTCTAACCATAGATCATCACTTATCGTGATCCCCTTTTCGCTATCGAAAGAGGTTTCGGCAAACTCTTTATCCCAAAAGGCTACAAGCAATACATCATCAGGCTTGTAGTCTTTTAACTGTTCGATCAACTCTGAGACTTTCATTTACTTACCCTCTCCCTCTAGTAATTTAATCGCTAGGTTTATAGCCTCGGTAGCCCTCGCCCTCTCTTGCTCTATGGTGTCCTTGTCAAAGCGTGGTGCGGTGTTAGGATCGAAAGACTTTTGTATGATGTTTAGATACTTAATCGCCTCTTTTGTATTCATTGATTAGCCACCTCTCTGATGTGCTCACGCCATAGCTTTATCGCTTGTCGTTTGGTGTATCCGTAATACACGCGGTTGAGGAAATAGTGGTCACTCTCCCCCTCCAATACACCAGAGATAGACCACGCACCTGACGGAAATAACTTTTCTACTGTCATTTAACTTTCTCCCTTTTTTCTAGTAGAGAGAGGCTCACCCTCTCCCTTTCCCTTTCTGCCTCGGCTAGAGGCAGACCACCGCCCACCACCCGACAGGGTGGGCGATAGCCCGCTGCTAGATCTGAACGCACTCAGACATTGATCCCCAACACCACCCGAGGAACTCAGCTCGTGGAGAGTCAATACCAACCCACCACAAACAGGCAGAGATCAAAACCAAACCCCAAAGGACAAAAACCGAGACGATCCCGAGGACAAACCAACCGCGAGGCGTGATGTTTCGCATTAGTTCGCCAATCTGCGGGAAAGAGTCACAAGAGACTCAATCAGGGTCAGGGCTTTTTCACTATGTCCGCCTATGTGGTACGAGATCGCCTCATCATCTGCGGGTGTGCCTAGTTCGTAGCGTTTCCAATCGTAAACAGTTGCAACAGTTGAGCCGAGGCGAACGCCCCACTCAATAGTTACTTTCCCGCCTTCCTCGTAGGTCATAGGTTCACCCAATACCGCGGTTAATTCTGCGCGGGTGGTAACGATCTCCCCGCGGAGGCTTGTTCCGTCTATTTCCTCTGTTCGCTTTAACATCTGAACTCCTTTTCTGTATCTGATCTCATCAGGCGGTGACTCACACCGCGACCCCTTGCGGGGTTTCGATCTATTTCGTGGTTTTTTGGTTGATCTCGTCCATACAAACCGAACAGGTTTCGCCCCACGGCAAAACCACGCGGGCGTTTTGTAGATCGGTTATTCCATTTCCGCAAAGTTGGCATTTCACTTAGATTTCCTCCTTTAATTGGTCAAAACAGGCAAAACAAATGTGGTCGTGCATAGTGATCCCAACCCAACCCGCGAGGTATTGAGTTTGGATTTCTTTTTCTGTCATTTCCTCATTGGTGCATTTGAGGGTTACGCATTGAGGCATCAGTTCACCGCTCTTTCCTGATAGTTCGCATAAATCTTAAACATCTCGTTTTTCTTGGTGCTTGTTCGTGCAGAATAGAAATCAAAACCGAAAGTTTTACCGAGCGAATACAAACTCTCGTTTTCTTTTTCTTTTGGTAAATAGCCGAGTTCGATCAGTTTTCTTTGTGCCTCATAAATAAATTGATCTCCGTATCCGTACTGAAAAGGCAGAATTGCAACCTGTCCGCCATTGATCCAGATACGTGCAGAGAAATAAGTATTCCCGTTTACTTTGTCGAACCACTCTCGGCACTCAACAAACACCGAGCGAATTTCTTTTGTGCAATTCGGGCAACCATTGAGAGAAAACATTTCGATTTCTTTTTCATCTTTTGTTTGGAACTCACAATTTAAGCAACCAACTAATTTCGCTGCCTTTGTTTCTATAGTCATTTCTTACCCTTTCGCGGATCGGGTCGGGTTGATCCACTAGGAAAAGAGTACACGAAAAAGACGGGTGAGCCTCCCCTATTCGGTGGGTATTTCTGCCCTGTTTTGAGCCTAATCTCAACGAGCTGGATCAAGCTGCGAGGGGTTGCCGAGGTCGTCCAATAGATCGAGCCGAGCGCGAAAGGGCGAGAGTTCGACCAATTCGGGGAGGTTTTGGGGTGGGTAAGTGCCACCGAATTGCCTCGGTTGGTGGTCGTGGTTGGGTCAGGTTGGGTCACTAGATCAGGGCGAGATCGGGACAGGATCGGGGCGAGGTGGTCGGGTCGGTGGTCGGTGGTCGGTGGCGTGGTCGGTTGGTCGGTAGATCGGTTATTAAATTCGTATCGGTTAGACCATTACGGGGGCGCAACCTTGCCAAAGGTGGAGCCGACCCGCGGGCATCTCCTAGCCGTACAGTACGGGGAAAGCAGACGGCACAGACGGCAAACGCGGTGCGGTTGCGGTGAGGACACCCCTAGGTGTTAAGTTTAGTGCGTGTGTAGTGTATGTACCCTCTACAGATATATTTCCTAAAGTGAACCAGATCACTTACTAATGTCCTATTTTGTACCGATTTAATAGTGACTTTAGTCACATTATGAAAATACTTTATACCATAGGCAGGAAATGACTTTTTATTCCTGCCTTATATACAGTAGGGGCGGTAATTGTGATAGCCCCGTACAGTCTCGCTACGGTTACCCTACGCGAGTCCCTAGGACGAGTACTGACTTACCCCTCGCTACGCTGTAGCTTGCTCGGGAGTTACCGTAACTGATGTCGTGCCAAGCACGACTTTTAATTGGGTGTAGTCTACCTATAACCCAATGAGATTGTAGGAGATCCAATGGCTGAGAACTCAGCAGATATAGCAAAGCGAATCATCTTAGGATGTGTAGCTGAGGGTATGACCATTGAACAAGCCTGCCTATCGGCTGGCAAGTCTATGAAGACATACGAGTACTACCGACGTACTGACAAGATCTTTACTGACAAGGTTGACCGAACCCGCCTAGGACTAAAGGACAAGTCATTCGCGGCAGGCGATGTCCACGACATCTCATTTGCCGAGTTCCGCCAACGCTTCCTTAATTCCAGAACCTTCCCCCACCAGCAAAACCTGGTCGATATGATTGAAGGTAACGAGGTTTCCTGGCTACACCCATCGATGAAGTTCGAGCAGGGTCTGGCAAACAACCGTATTCTTATTAACATCCCGCCCAACCACGCCAAGTCCATCACAATCACTGTCGACTATGTAACCTGGCAGGTTGCCCGTAATCCTAACTTTCGTGTGCTGATCGTCTCTCAGACTCAGCAACTAGCCGCCGACTTTCTCTACGCCATCAAGCAGCGTTTGACTCACCCAATGTATGAGAACCTTCAAAATGCTTATGCTGCTGGCGTAGGGTTTAACTCTAAGTCTGCCTCGTGGCAGGCTACCCGTATCACCTTTGGTGATGAGCTTCGTGAGTCTAGCGAGAAGGACCCAAATATCGAGGCCGTTGGTATCGGTGGTCAGATCTACGGTAAACGTGCCGATATGATTATTGTAGACGATGCTGTTACTCTGAAAAACGCCAATGAGTTTGAACGCCAGATCAAGTGGTTGACGCAGGACGTACGTTCTCGTCTGAACCCTACTGGTAAATTGATTATCATTGGAACTCGTGTGGCAGCCGTAGACCTCTATCGAGAGCTACGTAACCCAGACCGCTATCCAGGTGGCTTAGTTCCTTGGAAGTACCTAGCGATGCCAGCATTGCTTGAAACAGATGAAGACCCTGACAAGTGGGTTACCCTGTGGCCAGCATCCGATGCACCATTCGATGGGCAAGAAGAATCAGATTTGAATGAGGATGGACTATACCCACGTTGGAATGGTCGTAACCTCTACAACGAACGTCAAGCGATGGACGCATCTACTTGGGCGCTGGTCTACCAGCAACAAGATATTTCAGATGATGCCATCTTTGATCCAGTATGTGTGAGAGGTTCTATTGATGGAATGCGTAAAGCAGGTAGGTTGGTTCCTGGTCACCCTGGTCATCCACGCGATACGAACGGCTTTAGTTTTATTTGTGGTCTTGATCCCGCTATGGTTGGTGATACAGCCGCCGTTTGCTACGCTATTGATCGGGTTAGCCATAAACGCTATATCGTTGACGCTATTAAAATTACTCGCCCAACGCCTGCTCAAATCCGTCAACTAATATTTGACTGGACTTCCCTCTATAGTCCTAGTGAATGGATCGTGGAGAAGAATGCGTTTCAATCATTCCTTACCCAAGACGAAGGCATCCGTGCAAACTTGGCCTCTCGGGGAGTGCTACTGCGGGAACACCATACTGGAAACAACAAATGGGATTCAGGCTTTGGCGTTGCATCAATGTCAACTTTGTTCGGCACCAAGCAACACGACGGAAAGCACCACCGCGACAACCTTATTCATATGCCTAGTGACCAAACTGAAAACATTAAGGCGATGATCGAACAACTTATTACCTGGTCACCTACGACTAAGGGTAAGACAGATATGGTGATGGCACTGTGGTTCTGTGAGATCCGCGCACGTGAGATGCTCAACCAAGGTATCCACGCTACACACCATATGAAAAACCCATTCCTGTCTCGTTACGAACAGGGCAAGCGAACAGTCATCAACATTGATGAACTGCTCGCAGAGAAAGATCGTACATTCATCTAAGGAGAAACATTGTTATCAACTAAAGAGGTCGCAGCGAAGGTAGCCCGTCTACAGACCCGCTATGCAGCCCGTGACCAGAGAATGCGTGACGTGCTCTCTGTGCGTCAGGGTGACATCTCCAAGGTATACCCAGCAATGTTTTCAGAGGAATATCCAAAGCCTCTCGTAGCTAACTTCGTAGATGTAGCAGCACGTGACTTAGCAGAGGTAATGTCTCCACTGCCATCCTTTAACTGCGCTGCTACCAATATGGTTTCTGACTCTCAGCGTAAAGCTGCAGATACTCGTACTCGTATCGCTAACTACTACGTAGCATCCTCTGAACTACAGATCCAGATGTACACAGGTGCTGACTGGTTTAACACCTATGGTATGTTGCCAGCGATAATTGAGATGGACTATGAAACCAATAATCCGAGAATACGTCTGCTTAATCCTTTTGGTACTTATCCTGAAATTGATAGATTTGGTCGTACCCTCTCCATCACCCAAGTCCTAGCCACCGATGCTGAGACTTTGGCTATGCAGTACCCAGAGTTCTATGACCAGATTATGCCACGCAATGTGTATTCACCAGGATCACCTTATGTATCTTTGGTTCGCTACCACGACAAAGACCAAGATTTAATCTTTATCCCAGAGCGCAAGAATCTAGTTCTAGCAAACATTCCTAACCCAGTAGGCAAGTGCCTAGCAGGTGTTGCTATGCGTTCATCTATTGATGGCGAAGCACGTGGACAGTTTGATGATGTTCTATCAGTTCAACTTGCTCGTGCTCGCTTTGCAGTATTGCAGATCCAAGCAGCAGAAAAATCTATCCAAGCACCTATTGCTATCCCACAGGATGTGCAAGAGTTGGCATTGGGACCTGATGCAATTATGCGTTCTGCTAATCCTCAAGGTATCCGACGTGTTCCACTAGAACTTCCTAACGGAGTCTTTACTGAGTCTGGTGTTCTAGAACGTGAACTACGTACAGGTGCTCGTTACCCAGAGACTCGCTCAGGTAACATTGACGCATCTATTGTTACAGGCCGTGGTGTGCAAGCACTACAAGCAGGATTTGATACACAAATCAAGGCAGCACAAGCACAGTTTGCTCGCTTGTTCACAGATCTTGTATCTATGTGTTTTGAAGTAGACGAGAAAGTCTTTGGTTCTATGACCAAGGAAATCAAGGGCGTGGATGACGGTACTCCATTCAATATGAAGTACGTGCCATCACGACAAATTGCAGGCAATTATGGCGTAGATGTTCGTTACGGCATTATGTCTGGTATGGACCCAAACCGCGCCATCATTGCTTTACTACAAATGCGTTCAGACAAACTCGTATCTCGTGACTATGTACGTCGTGAGATTCCTATGGAGCTTAATGTGACGCAGGAGGAACAACGTGTTGATATCGAAGAAATGCGCGATTCTTTGCGCGTGGCTGTTGCTCAGTATGCTCAGGCCATTCCAGCGCTGGCAGCGCAAGGTCAAGACCCTAGCGAGATCATCTCGCGTATTGCAGAAGTTATCCAAGGCCGTCAAAAGGGTCTTCAATTAGAGAACGTAATCGGCAAAGCATTTGCACCTAAAGAACAACCAGCAGCTCCAGAAATGGCGATGATGCCAGGAGCACCAGGAACTCCAGCAGCAGGTGCGGCCCCCGTACCTGCCTCGCAGCCAACTCCAGAACAAGGCGGAGCGGCCCCTGCTGCTGGTCCAGAACAACGTCCAGATATAGCAACCCTGCTAGCTTCTATAAGCGGCGCAGCATAACGTAAGGGAGGTGTAAAATGAATAGAGGATCACGTGCAGCAGCACCTATGTCAAAGCCTGTTGAGGGCAAGAAGGATACTTCCAAGCCAGCAGGACCAGGCAAGGTTGTACCATCAATGATGCCAGCAGGTCGACGCGGAAACGCAGTCAAAAAGGGATAATATTATTCTAACTAACGGAGGTACTGGGCGTGGATGATAAAGAAATCAAAGTTCCACGCTCAGTACACTTCGCTGATTTTTTAGTAGTGCTCGCAGGTTTAGTACATAACATTTCAAGTTCTATCCATACAGCAACAGAAGAGTTAATGGAGATAGCTGTTTACAACGCTAACCGTAACTCAGAGGTAAACAAAGTATGGGAACAATTTTCAAACGATTTAGAGAAGATTCAGGAGGATACCGATGGTAGATAGCCCATTACAAATAGGCGGTCCAGGAAAATTCTCCGTACGTGAAGACCTACCACCGTCACAAAATTACGGTGATCGTAAGGCAATGGCAGAACAAATCGCAGGTGCTCCAACTGCTAACAACCCAGATGCGCGTCCAGTTCCTGCTAGTGATATTAAAGAAGCAGTTAAGCCAACTCCAATAACACAAATGTTTGCACCAACAGAACGCCCTGACGAAGACATTATGACTATCGCTGGCCCACCAAAGCCAGCCGAAGGTAAGTTGTCAGACACACTTGCTGCATTACTTCCATTCGATACAACTGGAGAAATTTCTGTTCTCTATCAGATGGCTTTATCTAGAGGTCAGTAGTGGGATCAACTTCCAATAACATTAAGGCTATCTCTGCTCAAGCAATGCTAACTCCAGCACAACAGCAGCAGATCAATGGCTATATCAAGGCTGTAGATTCGCACCAGAAGTTATCATCTCTTCCATCAGACGTTGCCAAGTTAGAGTACGCAAAACTAACTCCAGAGCAACAGAAGTCCTTGAAGGATAACTTTGGTAATGTTGAGCAAAAGCGTGGGTGGTTAGGAACAGCGCTTCACTACACAGTAGATCCATTGATTACCGTTGTGTCTGCTCCTGTTAAATTGGCTTTCAAAGGTGTACAAGAACTTTCAGATTTAAGCACACGTGCTTATCGTACCGCTGCTATCGCACTTGACCAGAATGTAGACATCGGTAAAGCGTGGACAACAGCAAACGATAAAGGTGACAAGGTATTTAGCCCATCACGTATTGCTGCAGCAACAAAAATTTTTGGCTCAGGCTATATGTCTGTTGCACAAAAAGTTGCAGAAGGTATGAGTCTTGACCAGATTGTTGCAACTGGTACTGAAGAAGAAAAGCAAATTGCAGCAGGTGCTGCACAAAAGAAAGATCCACTCTTTCAAGATGCACTAGATGCAGCTAACGCTGCTAAGTATTCTCCAGGTCGAGCACTCGCTAACGCATTACTTCCTCAAAAGTGGGAAGGTTCAGGCGCAGCCTACAGAACTATCTCAGGTCTAGGTGATGCAGCATTTCGTATCTTTGCAGATCCAACACTTGCATTAGGTAAGGCTAAGAAAGCATACGATGTTTCTAAGTATGCACTTGATAACATTGTTGGCAACGCTGGTAATGTCGAAAAGGCTTTCCAAGTAGCAAGCGTACAGCGATTTGATACAGACTTTGTTGGAGCATTGAAGAAATATTCAGTAGCTCGCAAAGCAATCAAAGAAGGTACAGCAGATCCACAGGCTTTAGTTCAGGCATCTATTGAACTCAAGCGTATTGCTCCAGAGTTTGGTGACGATGTTATCGAGTCTATGCTTAAAGAAGGCGTAGTCGAAGCTGGCACAATTAAGAACTTCCTTGCTAATAGTGAAGATGCACTACGTACTCTTAAAGGTCAAGCAGGTCGTCAGGTTCAGTTGCTTCCACGTATGGACTTAGCGCGTAGAACTCGTATTGCAGCATTGACTACTGGTAATAAGGTTCTTCGTTTTGACCAAGCAGGCAAGCGCATTAGCCGTGAAGTATTCACTGACCAGACCAGTATTGGTGGCATTGAAGCCCAGCTAATGGCTAAGACTAAGTTTATTGATAACCGAACAGGTGAAGCAGCAACTGCTAATACGCCAAAAGAATTTTTAGAACAGGTCGAAACCAACGTCATTGGTGAGATTGAGCGTAAGACTGCAAAGTTACGTGCAGACGGTGCATTCCGTATGCCATTGGATTATGTCCAAGATCGCATTGACCGCTTTGCATCTAAGTTTGCAAGGGTTCCATTTTTCCGTGATAACTTCTTTGACCCTAACGCAGTAGATTCTGCTGAGAAGGTCTACCAGTTAGCACGTCTTGCTAATACTCGTTACAACTCACGCCTATTTGCAGAAGCATTCAAGGCTGGAGACGAAGCACAGAAGCGTCAGATTATGATGGGTGTCTTCAACACAGTAGCTGAGATCCGTGGACTTAATAAAGTTCCAGGTGGTAAGAATATCCTAGACGAATTGGCTAACTCATCACGTGAGCAACTTTTTGCTCCACGAATCCTAGTACGTGATGCTAAAGGTAAGCCAGTTCTTAACGACGATGGTACTTACCGTTACTTTGAACCATCCAACTTTAACGATCAACAGTTTGCTATCTTTGATTTCCAATTAGCAGGAGGTATGACTGTTCCTAAGATTCAAGATCTTGATGGAATAGTTGACCGCTTCCAAATTGGAAGTAAGATTATGAACTGGTCACACTCTCAATGGGCTGAGAATCTAACATCTGCTTGGTCATTCTTGACTCTTGCTGGTCCTCGCTTTGCTGTGCGTAACTCTATTGAAGATCTAATGGTTCACCTTGCAGTAGGCGATGGCGCTTGGGGTGTTGTGGCAGGTAAGCGTCTATCTACTAAGATACGTCTTGGTCAAGGTGGCGAGACTCTAGGTGTTATTAACAAACTTATCAAGCGCTCAGACCGTGAACTTTACGCTGGCAAGATTGCTGAAGCAAAGACAGTTGAAGATGCTCGTAAGGTTATGGCAGATGCTGTTATGACAGACAAGTATCTTGGTAAACTAGATCCACAAGCACGTGAGATTATTGCTGAGATGGCAGAGTTTGGCGCTATTGACGATCTACTCGCAGGCGTTGCAGAAGGTGGCAAGAAGGGTATTACTGGTGCTGACCACTGGACAGATGCGCTTCGTACCGTAGATAAGTTTGGCACATCTCGTGAATACAAAATTGATGGCGTTACTTACGCCAAGCAAAGCGGTGGAAACTACCGTGAGTATTCTCCTATTACAGCAGAGGGAAAGATTGCTTGGATAACAAGCATTGCTGCAATCGGCAACGATCCTCTAGGTTCTATCGCGCTTCGTTATATGTCAGATAGCCCAGAATCTAAAGAATTTGCTATTAGACAAATCATAAAGTTTATTGATTCTCCAGAGTATGCAGCGCAAAAGGCTCGTTTCCAGCTATACCGTCCTGGCAATAATGCTGATGTACGAGTACACGCAGAAAATGTATACGCTGCAACTCGTAACCTATTTGTTAACAGCCAAGATAAAGTAAACCAAGCATTGCTTGCAAAGGTTACGATTCGTACACCAGAAGGTGGCATTAAGATCAATACTCGTGACTTAGGTATTGATGACTTGCCAGCATTGGCAGAAGATGCACCACAGTTTATCTCTGGTCCGAGCATTATGCCTATTGCAGAAGGTAATCCTGCTGGCAAGATCGTAGGAAAACACTGGAACTGGGTTGGCGAGATGAATGCTCGCTGGTCACGTGAACCAATGGTGCTATCTGCTGCTGTAGATATGCGTAAGCGTTGGAAAGCAGGCGGTTTAGAAGAGCGTTATATCAAGATGATGACAGATCCTATCCGCAATAACGCCAAATTAAACGCTGAAGAGAAAGCTGCTTTAATTGCCGATGCTGAACGTAAGGCTAAAGTTAAGATTATTGAGATGACACAGGACCTTGCTAAAGAGCGAGTCCTTGCATACGTAGATAATCCAGAGGTTCGTACCCAGTTAGCCTTCACAATGCGTAACTTTGCTCGCTACTATCGTGCAACTGAAGACTTTTATCGCCGTGCATTGCGTGGTGTTCGCTATAACCCAGAGTCAATCGCACGTTTATCACTGACTTATGAAGGTGTATCGCACTCTGGCTTCATCCAAAAGGACGATCAGGGCGAGGCTTACTTCATCTATCCAGGTATGCAGCCAGTTTACGCAGCAATGTCTAAACTTGCTACAGTATTTGGCATCAAGGGCGCATTCGTTGCACCTATGCCAGTAGAGTTCGGTGCAAAGCTCAATATGATTTCACCATCTATGAATCCAGACTCGTTGTTCCCAACGTTCTCTGGTCCATTGGCAGCATTGCCAGTCAAGATGATGTACGAGTTGGTTCCATCACTGAAAGAATCAGAGAAGTATCTCTTTGGTGAGTACGGTGAAGACCAACCAATCATTAACGCTATCCTTCCAGCCCACATTAACCGTGCATTGGGTGCATTAAACAAGGATGAGCGTGATTCACAGTACGCATCAGCTTTCCGTAAGGCAGTTACCTACCTAGAGGCTACTGGTAACGGATTAAAGATTACAAAAGATGCCAATGGTATCGAAGTTCCACCGTCACCAGGTGAACTAGAGGAATATCAAGATAAACTGAAGGCAACAACCCAGACAGTCTTGGGTATGCGCTTCTTTAGTGCCTTGATATTGCCAGCATCACCATCAGTTCAACTCAAGTCTGAAATGGCTGGATGGGTTCGTGACAACGAACGTACAAGTTTTAAGCAGGTATTCTCTAACCTAGTTACTGAGTACAACGGTGATTACACCCGCGCTACTGAGGAATGGATCAAACTATTCCCAAAGCAAATGCCATACACAGTATCTGAATCTAAGAAGAATACCGTTGCTGTTATCAAGTATGGTGAGGCGGCAGGTAACTGGGTAGATAACAACACTGAGTTGCTCAAGAAGTATCCAGAAGCTGCAGCATTTTTGATTCCAAACATTGGTAAGTTCAGTTATGACGCTTACAAGACAATGATGAACGAAGGCTTCCTTGATAAGAAGCAGGTCGGTGACTTCTTACGTGAGACACAGATTGCTACTGACAAACAGTATTACTTCCAACAACGCAAAGAATACCTCAACTTATTGGAAACAACTGCTTCAGTAGACCAGAAGCGTCTGATTAACAAGCAATGGGATTCTTGGTCAGGTCAGTTTATGTCAGTTCGTCCACAGTTGCAGACAGAGTTTGCATCAGGTGGAGCATCAGATGTTCGTCGTGAGATTGCTATTAACGACCTACGTAATATGTTGACTAACGAAAAGAACCTTCCTAAGACCAAGACAGTAGCCGTTCTTCGTCAAATGCTTCAGGCTTATGACAGTTTTAGTACTCAGTTCTCATCTATCACAGATAGAACAGATGCAGCACAGGATCGTAAAGATGCTTTGCAAGCAGGTGCTAAGGCTCAACTACAAGAACTAGCCAACAGCAATCCAAATACTAAATCAGCTTATGATGTTTTGTTTGCATCATTGATCGGAGACTAAAGTGCCAGTAGGCGGAAACCCTAAAAGAAAACAGCAACCTGCTGCTGGAACAGCAGATGCAACCTCATCTGGCGGCTTCAGAGATGGTCTTATTAACGATGTCACATACATCACTTCAAGTATTCCTACTGCAGTAAATCCAAACAATGTAGAAAAGACTACTCAGAAAGAACTTATCCGTAAGTTTCTAGAGATGAGTCCACAAGAGCGCATTGGCATTGGTAATCGTCTTAAGAGTGCTGGGTATCAAGTAGGTGGATTAACTGGTCAGGCTACTAAGGATCTTCGTAACGCTTATCTCAAGGCTTATGATGACCTTAATCAAGAGATCCTTATTGGTCAGCAATTAGACTTTAATACTTTCCTTACTCGTGAGGCAAGTGCAGGCGGGGCAGGTCAAGGTCCACGTGAGCCTTACACACAGGCACAAGAAATTAACGATATGGCTGCTAAGACTTTGATTAACACAATCATCAGAGGTCAGAACAGTCGTGATGCCACTGATGAAGAAATTGCTAAATACACAGCAGAGATTCGCAATCAGCAAAAGAAGAACCCATTGGTTACTGCATATACAACCAAGGGTGGACAGACTACTGGATCAAAAACTACTGGTGGTTTTGGTCAACAGGAAGCACAGCAATTTTTATTAGACAAAATTTCACAAGGTGATGAGGCTAAAGCCAATCGTGCCTTGGACGCATATTCAGCAGTAGTAAATCTATTTGGAGGGCTTAGTTAATGGCAAATCGTCCAGATAACACGTACGTCTCCCAAGTATTTAACTTTGGTGTAGATAAGAACCTGCCTCTTGGATTCGTAAACGTTGTATACAGCAAGGAAACTGGCAACGTAGTCGGTTATGAAAAAGGTGGAAAGTTCTACAACCTAGGCGAGAAGATTCCTGAGAAGGTTACAGAACCGCAAAAGCGTAAGACTTATACTGGTTCTATCGAAGAGCGTGTAACTGCTATTGAACGTGAAGCAGAAGAAGCTAGAGCAGCAAAGGCAGATTCTGATGCTAGAGCTGCAACATCTGGTGACCAAAGAGCCAGAGCAGCACAGGGTGATCTTTTAGATAACTACGCCACTTCACTCAAGCCACGCCTTGGTGAACTTGGTTTCCAAATTGAAGCCTATGCTCGCAAGATTGCACGTGGCGATAAACTCTCTGTTATAGAAGAAAAAGAATTAAAGCGTTTTAGTGATGAGTATGCCAAGTTAAATAAAACTTACAATGAGGCACGTTCTGATGCACTAGAATTTTACTATGGAACTCAGTCAGAGCCTGTAACACAGACTGGCAAGAAGACAGTGCTCAGTTCTGCAAAGACTGCTCAGACACAAGGGGGGCCTACTGGAACTCCAGCACAGGCACCTACGCTTGCTCCTGCTCCAACACCAACACCTGCACCTAAACCAACTACTGGCGGTACAACAGGTGGAACAACAGGCGGTAGAACTGATGGCATTACTCCAACCACAGGTACGGGGCAAGCAGTTCCATCTACATTTAATGTAGGAACATTCCGTGCTGCAGATGAAGCATCTATGGCCGCGGCTGAAGGTGTTGTTGTGCCGAAGACCTACGATCAAGCTCTTGCTAATGTTCAAGAAAAGTACAATCTTCCAGATATCCTATTTAGTCAGGTCAAGTCTCTTGGAACACTATTAGATCGTTATGTCAATGCTAAGAAATACGGCAAAGATGGTATTGCTGACATACAAAAGTTTGTTGAATTAGTCAAAATAGATCCTTGGTATCGTGCCAATGAAGGCGTAATTAAACAGCGTTATATTGAAAAGTATAACTACGAAGATTTACTCAAATCTGGTAAGGCTGTTGGAAATACAAAATACGAACAAGATATTCGTAGAATTACTGATGACCTTATGACTAGAGCGCGTAATCTTGGGTCTGCTATTGATGAAGGTCAAGCAAAGTTAATCGCTGAAGATCTGTATATTCACAACCAAGATGAAGAAGAGACTGTTAAGACTCGTCGACTTGTCAGTGGTATACGTCCTATCGCTGGAATGATTGCTGGAAAGATTACAGAAGATTTTAGTGGTCTTGCTCTTAAAAATTACCAAGGACTTCAGGAAATTGCTAAGCGCAATGGCTTTAAGATTGAGGATATTCTTCCACCTGGAGTAGATGGAAAACCTGCAACGGCAGAGGACACATTAAAACGTATTGCGTTAGGTGAGATAGATCCAACTCGTTTGGAACAAGATGTTCGCAAACTTGCAGCCGTTGGACAGCCACAATTTGTACGCGACCTACTGGGTCAGGGCATCAACCTAGATGCTATCTATTCTCCATACCGAAAGACTATGGCTAGAATCCTAGAACTAGACGAAGGTCAGATTGATTTAACTGATCCAACACTACGTATGGGTATAAACGATAAGGGCGATGTGAACCTCTATGATTACTCAAAGGCTTTGCGTCAAGACTCTCGCTGGCAGTACACAGGTAATGCTCGTGAAGAAGTCTCAGATGCAGCACTTACAGTTCTTCGTAACTTCGGATTCCAGGGGTAAATAAATGGCACGTGATCCACAAGGCGGTTCATTCAACCTTCCAGTTGTAGATGAGCAAACAAAAGCTGCTGGTATGCGAGCATCAATGGCTGCTGCAAAAACAGCAGCAGAACAAATGGCTGAAGATCTCTACTACACAAAAATAGTTTCAGGTGGTAAAACTCAAGCCCAACTTGATGCTTTAGCAAATGCTCGTACAACAGCAGCAACTATTCGTGATACATCTACAACTATGTCAGCACGTGTAGATCCAGCAACTGGTAAAGTCATTACAACACCAAAGGGAACAGTAACCCCAGTTGCTCCAGTTGCTCCAGTGCCAGTAGTAACACCACAAGGAACAATATATACGGCAACTGATGGTACAAAATTTACAGACCAGGCAGCTTATGCCACATATCAAGCATCTCTTAGTAAAGCGGCAACAGATAAGGCAGCAGCGGATCTAGCTGCTAAGACAAAACTAGCAGGAGAAACAGCGGCACGTCAGTCTGCCTATGACTTACTATATTCAGAGTTTGACCGCTATGGTCTTGGTTCTCTAGTAGCACCACTAAAAGATCTCATCACATCAGGTGTATCACCTTCAGAGTTTACTCTTCGACTACGCGAGACAGAGGCTTACAAGAAGCGCTTTGCAGCTAACGAAGCACGTATCAAAAAAGGACTTCGTGCTCTTTCAGAGTCTGAGTACATTCGCAACGAAGATGCTTACCAAGAGGTAATGCGCCGTCGTGGATTGCCACCTGAGTACTACGCTACTGGTGACCTTGGAGTGCAAAAGGGATTTGAAGCGCTACTTGCTGGAGATGTATCTTCTACTGAACTAGAAGACCGCATTGTCACAGCACAAGACCGTGTACTTAACGCCAACCCAGAGATTGCTGCACAACTCAAGCAATTCTACCCAGGTATTTCCAATGGAGATATCTTGGCTTATGCACTAGATCCTGCTAACGCTATCAACCAAATCAAGCGTAAGATTACTGCCGCTGAGATTGGTGCTGCTGCTGGAACATACGGCTTAGGTACAACAGTAGGTCGTGCTGAACAACTAGCAGGTGCTGGCGTAACTGAAGCCACAGCGCAACAAGGATTCAAGACTATTTCTCAGGTAGGTCCACGAGCTGGAGTACTGGCTCAGTACTACAAGCAAGATCCTTACACACAGGAAACTGCTGAACGAGAGTTCTTTGGACTTACTGGAGCACGTGAAGCAGAGATGCAACGTAAGAAGCTAACCTCACTAGAGACTGCCGCATTCAGCGGTAGTGCTGGTGCTGGTGCAATCGCTAGAGACAGAGCTGGCGTACTATAAACAAAGCCTGCCAACGGGACGACTGGTCCGTTGGAGTGAATCAAAACCAGTAGTAGGAGCCACACCACCCGCCCCAAGGTGAATGTGCGGCCTGCGTCAATCTAACAAGAACGGGAGAAGGACCTATGTCCAACTATGACTACGAGGACGATGACTTCGGTATCGAAGACAGCGGAAATGACCTTGTAAAACAACTGCGTAAAGCTACTAAGCAAAAAGACAAAGAACTGGCTGAACTAAAAGCACAGTTTGAAAGTCTTAACAAAGCGCAAAGAGAACGAGCAATCAAAGATGCCCTCGAAAGTCGAGGGGTAAACGGCAAAATTGCCGCATTTATCCCACAGGATATAGACCCAACTGAAGAGTCTGTATCTAAATGGTTAGCAGACTATGCCGATGTATTCGGTATTGAAGTTAATCAGAACCAGGCAACACCTAATGTAGACCCAGCCCAAGCTGCTGCATATAAGCGTATGACTAATGCTGTCGAATCAGGATCATCTCCTGAACACAACGACAACATTATGCAGAAACTAATGAATGCAAATAGCCGCGAAGAGTTGGACGAAGTTATTAAGTTGTCTGGACTCTAATCCGATCCTAAACAAGAAAGGCTAGACCACAAATGGCTATCCCAACAGGTACCCCTACCACCACGTCTAGCATCAGCAACCTCGTACAAGCAGCATACGATCAGTATGTAAGAATGGCACTACGTTCCATTCCTGTTATGCGTTCACTTGCAGATGTTAAGCCAGTGCAACAGGCAATGCCAGGATCATCAGTTGTTTTCTCAATCTATTCAGATTTGGCACAAGCTACATCTACATTGAGCGAAGCATCAGATGTTTCAAGCATTGCACTAGGTAACCCATCACAGGTTACAGTAACACTGAACGAATACGGTTCAGCAGTTACAACAACAAAGAAGTTAAACCTAACTTCATTCAACGACGTTGATTCAGCACTTGCTGACATCATCGCGTACAACGCAGCAGATTCTATCGACAACGTTGTAGGTCAGGTCCTCTCAGCAGGAACTAACGTGATCTACTCAAACGGTCCATCAGGAACTGCTCCAACATCATCAGCAACAGTTCTACCAGGAGACACAATGACAGTTGCGAGCATTCGCAACGCTGTTGTATCACTTCGCACAAACAAGGCATTGCCTCGTATGGGTGAACTATATGCTGCATACCTACACCCACGTCAGTCAGCAGACCTACGCGCTGAGACTGGTACAGGCGGTTTCCAGGAGCTAACAAAGTACGTTGAGCGTACACCGTTCGTTGCTGGTGCAGTAGGCGTTATCGAAGGCGCTTTCATCGTTGAGACACCGCGTGTTCTAAACGGTCTAAAGTTAGCTGCTGGTATCACACCTACAGTTGCAATCACAAACGTCGCTTTGACATCTAACGTAGTGACAATCACTACTGCAGTTGCTCACGGTCTTGGTGTAGATCAGGTTGTAACAGTTGCTGCTACAACTAACACAGGCGTTAACGGAACATACACAATCGCGTCTGTTCCATCAACAACAACATTTACCTATGCACTTACAGCATCTAATATCTCATCAGTTGCTGACACAGGTACTGTTACATTCACCAACAACTACCGTGCGATTATCGCAGGTCGTGAAGCATTGGCTGAAGCACAGGCTGCAGATATCTCAACCGTTATCGGTCCAGAGATTGATGCGCTACGTCGCTTCCGCACAATCGGTTGGTACTACTTCGGAGGCTTTGCACGTCTTCGTGAAGCAGCTCTCTTCCGTATTGAGTCATCTGCAACAAACGGATAATTCCGTCAGTGCAACGGCAGGGGGAGGGGAAACTCTCCCTCTGTCACTTATGAAAGGTTGGATATGGCATACACACTAACAACTCCGTACCAGTGGCAAACCTGGGGCGCAGGCTATAACGAGTTCACTCCTTATGCTCGCCTTGCAGGTCGTCGCTTTATTGGTGGAACTATTGATGGTCCTATCGCACCTAGTATGACAGATGTAGCACGTGGTCAGACAATCATTGTTAATGGAACTACCGTTACTTTGACATTGACTCCAAGCCAAGATGAACTAGCAGCAGCTAGTTACTACTTCCTTGGTGGACACGAGTACGAGATCAGTAATGAACAAGCACAGGTTCTTATTAACGCTGGCTACGGCGATTATGTGACACCGATAGTATGAGTTTACATAGACGAACAACGCATCCAGAGTATGTCGAAGACTGCTTTGGCTGCAAGATTGGCGAACTAGAGTTGAGCGTAGGTGTGGCAAACCACAGAGGTATACCTACTGCTAAACAGCACGATAAGGAACTACAGTCCTATTACGATGCTACAAGGCAAGGTATAGAACCTCGTTCAACAAAGAGTAAAGATATAGATGCAGCAGTTAAACTTTCCAACGAAGCTGGTAAAGCATTCGATGGGATCTCAATGACCTTCAAAGACTAGGAGAAACAATGCCAAACGTAGACGGAAAGAAGTTTCCATACACAGCAAAAGGTAAGATGGATGCAAAGAAAGAAATGAAAAAGAAGATGATGAAGAAGGCATCTGTTAAGAAGATGGGGAAGAAGAAGTAATGGAAAACTACGAAGAAGATATTGCAAAGTACCCAACACCTGATAAGCAGTACGAAGGTGCTATGAAGTTTCAGTCTTACGAATCAGTACAGACAGGTGCAATGGGAAAGTCTGCTAAGTAAATGGCAAAGTCTCCAGCGTGGCAAAGAGCAGAGGGCAAAAACCCAAAGGGTGGCCTGAACGCAAAGGGTCGTGCCTCTGCCAAAGCGCAGGGGATGAACCTCAAGCCTCCAGTCAAGAAGGCTGAGGCTGCCAAGTCTCCTAAGTCTGCAGCAAGACGTAAGTCTTTCTGTGGTCGTATGTGTGGGATGAAAGCCAAGAACACTTCTAGTAAGACAGCTAAAGATCCGAACTCAAGAATAAACAAGTCACTACGTGCTTGGGATTGTAGTTGCAAATGAAAAAGAAAGCAGCATTCTGGGATACAAAGAATCCTAAAGAGAAGTCAAAGAAATTAACGCCAGCACAAAAGGCGTCAGCAAAGGCACGGGCTAAGGCAGCAGGACGACCTTATCCAAATCTAGTAGATAACGCAGCAGCATCTCGTAAAAAGAAGAAGTGAGGTAGATAGGTGGCAC